CAGTTGATTAATAGTACATCTCTCAGCCTAATGCGAAGTCCGAGCCGTCAGCGAAAGTGACTGAAGAAATTACAGAAGATTCTAAAGAAGGAGGAGAAAATCAAAATGGATAAATACGACTTTAGTGGTTGGGTCACCAAAGCCAACATTAAATGTACAGATGGTCGAACCATCATGAAAGACGCATTCAAACATTTCGATGGTCAGGTAGTTCCGCTTGTGTGGGGCCACCAGCATGACGATCCTTTCAGAGTCCTTGGTCAGGTTCTTTTGGAACATCGTGATGAAGGCTTGTATGGATACTGTTCATGTAATGACACCGAACAGGGTAAGAATGCGAAAGCGTTGGTAGAACACGGCGATGTTAAATCCATGTCTATTTTCGCTAATAGACTTAGACAGAACGGCGCTGATGTACTCCATGGCAACATAATTGAAGTAAGTCTTGTTCTTGCAGGTGCTAATCCTGGTGCTAAGATCGATAACGTTATTACACATAGTGATGATGAAGACGACATTATAATCTATGACACAGAAGGCGTTCTTTATACCGGACAGGGCGATGGTATTAGTATGTATCACGCTGATGAGGATGAAGAAGAGTCTGAAGACAACGAAGAATCTATCGAATCTGAAGATAATGAAGAAGTTATCGAACACGAAGATAAAAAGGAGAACAAGATGGAAGAAAAGTCTAAAGAAGGCGGCAAGTCAATTAAAGAAATACTTGACACCTTGAATGAAGAACAGCAGGAAGCTGTTTATGCAGTTATCGGTATGGCTATCGATGACGCTACTTCTAATAAAGAAGATAAAGAAAATAATGAAAAATCCGAAGGAGGAAAAGAAACTATGAAACACAATGTATTTGATCAGGAAACCACAAAGAACGAAAATGTTCTTAGCCACGCCGATCAGGAAGCCATCATCAACTTGGCAAAAGGTTCCAATGTAGGTAGCTTTAAGCTCGCTATGGAGATGTATAGAGAGAACAATGAAACTCTCCAGCACGGTTTTGATACCGAGGCTCTTGAGGCATTGCTTCCCGATTACAAGAACCTTAACCCTGGCGCTCCTGCGATTATCGGTCCCGACCAGACATGGGTAATGTCCGTAATCAACAAGATCCATAAGTCTCCTTACAGCCGTATCCGTACACGTCAGGCAGATAGACGTCAGGCTGAACTCAAGGCTAAGGGTTACCAGAAGAAGGGTGATGAGAAGAAGCTCATCGACACAATCAAGCTCATCGGTAGAACAACCGATCCTCAGACAATCTATGTAAAGGACGAAATGCATCGTGATGACATTGTTGATACAACCGATTTCGATCAGGTTGCATACAACTGGGCAATCATGAAGGATGCTATGTATGAGACTCTTGCTCTCGCAGCTCTTATCGGTGACGGTCGTGATGATCTCGATCATGACAAGATCAAGGAAGAGCATGTTCGTTCTATCTGGAATGACGAGGAGCTCTACACAATTCACGCAGATGTAGACTATGAAGCTATGAAGACTAAGCTCCAGGGCACAAACACTGGCGCTAACTTCGGTGAAAACTTCATCAAGGCTGAAGCTACAATCGAGACAGCTCTCTATGCTCGTGAGAAGTATAAGGGTACAGGTAAACCTGACTTCTATTGCGATCCTCACTTTGTTAACGTAATGCTTCTCGCTCGTGACATCAGCGGTCATCGTATGTATGAGTCCAAGGCTGACCTTGTTAAGGCTCTTAACGTTGGTGAAATCTACGAAGTTGAGCAGATGGCTGGTAAGACAAGAACAACTAAGGAAGGCGCTACTAAGAAGCTTATCGGTCTCTTTGTAAATCTTGCTGACTACCAGTTCGGTTCCACAAAGGGCGGCGAAGTTGTTAAGTTTGACGACTTCGATATTGACTTCAATAAGTACAAGTACCTCATGGAGACAAGACTCTCCGGTGCTCTTGTTAAGCCCTTCGCAGCTATCGCTCTTGAAGAGCCCACTACAGCTGAGGGTTAATAAAAACTAAAGGAGAAAATTCAAAATGGCGAAATTCTTTGGAGTAATCGGTTACGCTGAGTCGTATGAAGAGCGACCTGGCGTATGGATGGACCGAATAATAGAACGTACATATACTGGCGAACTACTTAGAAATGTCGGTAATTGGGTTCCATCATCCAATAGCACAAACGATAACCTAAACCTCAGTAATCAAGTAAGCGTTTTGACAGATCCATATGCCATGGAGAATTCTCACCTAATGAAATATGTCGAGTTTATGGGTCACAAATGGAAGATTACTAGCGTCGAAGTTCGTTACCCAAGACTAATATTAACCGTGGGGGGTGTATATAATGGCGAGCAGGCTTGATCTGCATAACGAGTTCATAGATGTTTTAGGCACTAAGGACGAGAAAGAAAGTAGAGTATATTTCAACCCCCCTAAATCGGTTGGTATGAAATACCCTTGTATTCGATACAAGAAATTACCGCCCGCTTTAAGGCGTGCCAATAATGGTATATACATTCTTACAGATGTGTATGAGGCGGTTGTAATAGATTTAGATCCAGACAGTGTAATTCCCGAAATGATACTTAGACGATTCCAATATTGCAGTATCGAACAGACTTACACTGCTGATAACCTAAATCACACTATACTAAAAATTTATTATTAATAAGAAGGAGGACAACATATGTCTAGATTGGTATGGGACCAGGCTGGTGAGAAAACTTATGAAGCCGGCGTCGATAGAGCTGTAGTTTACCCTATGACCGCTGCTGGTGTTTATGAAACAGGCGCAGCATGGAACGGTTTGACAGCTGTTAATGAATCACCCGAGGGAGCTGAACCTAGCCCTCTTTACGCAAACAACAGAAAGTATGTTGAGATCATGTCTTCTGAGGAATTCAAGGGCACGATCGAGGCTTACACATATCCCGATGAGTTCGAGGCTTGTAATGGCGTAGTTAAGATCGCAGAAGGCGTATATGCTACACAGCAGAACCGCGCTCGTTTCGGTCTTACTTACAGAACAGGTATCGGTAATGATACTCTCGGTACCAAGTATGGTTACAAGATCCACTTGGTATACAACTGTCTTGCATCCGTAGCTGAGAAGGAAAATCCCACTATCGGTGAAGAGGTTGAACCTACTACACTTTCTTGGGAGTTCAGCACAACCAAGGTTGACTGTGGTACATTTGAGCCTACTGCTCACCTTATCGTAGACTCCACTAAGGTGGATGCTGAAAAGCTCGCACAGCTTGAAGATATGCTTTACGGTACAGAAGATGAAGAGCCTAAGCTTCCTACACCCGAAGAGTTTATCGCTCTCTTTGGTAAAGCAGCGTAAGATCTAATAAAGAATAATTATGGGGCCGTTTAGCAGGTAGCTGGCGGCTCCCTTTTTTAATTTGAAAGGAGAAAAATATTATGTTAAAGAAGCCTATTAAGTACACAAACTATGTTGGAGATGAGGTTACAAGAGAGTTTCACTTCAATCTCACACAACCCGAACTTATCAAGATGGAGACTCGCGTAGAAGGCGGTCTTTCTGCATCTCTTAAGGCTATTATCGCTACCGGCAAAGGCGGAGCAATCATCGATTTCGTAGAGGAACTCATCCTTAAGTCTTATGGTGAAATCAGTTCCGACGGTGATCGTTTCGAGAAGTCTGAAGCTAAGTCCATCGCATTTTCTCAGACACCTGCATACGAGGTTCTCTTCGAGGAGCTTACAATGAATGATAACGCTCTCGCAGACTTCGTAAACGGTATTATCCCTACAAGTTTGAGAGAAAAGCTCAATAAATAATTTCGAAAATAATAGGGGGAGGAAGAATGCTTACAATAACGATACCTGCTACCACTTTGTGGGATGAACGTAACGAAAGATTCATCAAAACGAAAGCGCAGACCTTGCAATTGGAGCATTCTTTGGTCTCTCTTTCAAAATGGGAATCCAAGTGGTGTAAAGCTTTTCTCGGAAAATCTGAAAAAACGGATGACGAGATCTTGGATTATATAAAGTGTATGACTATTACACAAAACATAGACCCCGAGGTGTATAACAGCCTCACTGATGAAAACATTCAGCGAATCAAGAAGTATATTGACGCTCCTATGTCTGCGACACGCTTTCCTAAAACCGAAAACGGAAAAACGAGCAGAGAAGTAGCTACTTCGGAGCTTATATATTATTGGATGATAGCACTAAACATTCCATTCGAGTGTCAGAAATGGCATTTGAATCGTCTTATCACGTTAATTAGAGTTTGTAACTTAAAGAACCAACCTAAAAAGAAACGTGGAAGCAATAGAGCTGCTGCTACCGATTATGCTGCTATGAATGCAGCTCGCAGAAAGAAATTAGGTACAAGGGGGTGAATAATAATGATTACTCTTGAAGTATTTTTGATAGGTTTGATGGTTATATCAACCTCTACTAGTCTTGTAACAGAAGCCGTTAAGAAAGTTCTTAACGCATGCAATGTTAAATACCACGCCGATCTTCTCGCTGGTATAGTATCAGCTGTATTGTCAGTTGGTGTAGGCATTGGTTATGTAATTCTCGAAAACGTCGGTTTCACTGGTCAGAGTATCGTATGTATCATAGCTCTGGCATTCATGAGCTGGTTAGGCTCAATGGTAGGATATGACAAGGTTATAGCACACATAAAATCAGTCAAAAAGGATGATGAAAAATGAGTAACAGCCCGCTAGCGAGTTATGTAAAAATTAGTCCAAACAGAACAAGCCCACGGAATCACACGATAGATACTATTAGTATTCATTGTGCTGTAGGACAATTCACAGCTAAAGAACTATTAAATTTACGTAACTTCACTAAGTATGATGCTGCTAAAGGTTCATCTTGTAATTATGCAATTGGTCATGATGGCTCCATTGGAATGGGGGTTGAAGAGAAAGACCGTTCTTGGTGTACTTCCAGCCGTTCCAATGACCATCGTGCAATTACTATAGAAGTCGCATCAGAAACCAAACATCCCTATGAGGTAACTGATGAGGCGTATAAATCACTTATAAATCTGCTTGTCGATATTTGTAAACGTAACAGAATCAAAGAATTGAAATGGAAAGCAGATAAATCTCTAATCGGAAAACCTTCCAAACAAAACATGACCGTACATAGATGGTTCGCTAATAAAGCTTGTCCTGGTGATTACTTGTACAATCGCCATGGTCAAATAGCTAAAGAAGTGAATGCTCGTCTCGGCATTAAGACTACTTTCAAACCTTATCGAGTAAAGGTTAACATAAATAATCTGAATATTCGAAAAGGTCCGGGAATCAATTACAATGAAACCGGATTATTTACCGGTAAAGGTGTATTTACAATAATAGCCGAGTCTAAAGGAAAGGGTTCCACCAAAGGTTGGGGAAAATTAAAGAGCGGAAAGGGATGGATCTCGCTCGACTTTACTAAGAAAATCTAAGGAGTTCAACATGATAAGTTTCAGACATAAAGGAGACTTCTCCAAACTGACACGTTATTTAGAGAAAGCCAAGGATGGAAGCTATCTTGCGTATCTCGATAAATACGGTCGAGAAGGTGTAGAGGCTCTTCGGTCTGTGACACCTGTTGATACAGGACTTACAGCTAATTCTTGGTATTACAAAATAGAAAGATCAAAGGGATCGATAGCGATCGTCTTTTTAAACTCAAATATTCAAAATGGAATTCCGATAGCCGTTATTTTGCAGAACGGACACGGAACTCGTAATGGTGGTTGGGTAGAAGGAAGGGATTACATTAATCCGACTATCCAGCCTCTCTTTGATAGAATCGCAAATGAAGCATGGAGGGAGGTTACTAAACTTTGAGTAGAACTATTGATGAAAGAGTAGTCGAAATGCGCTTTGATAATAGGCAGTTCGAAAACAATGTTCATACCAGTTTAAGCACACTTGATAAACTTAAAGAAAAGTTGAATCTTACTGGTGCTTCCAAAGGGTTAGACGAAGTAAACAAAGCAGCAAGTAAAGTGGACATGAATCCACTAGCGCGCGGTGTTGAAACAGTGGGTCTTAAATTTAACGCCTTACAAACAATGGCAGACCACGCCTTGCGTAGAATTACCGATCGCGCAATGGATGCTGGCGAAAGAATAGTTAAATCTCTCACAATTGACCCTATAAAAACAGGTTTCAGCGAATATGAAACCAAAATTAACTCAATTCAGACCATCATGTCGAACACGGCTAGTAAAGGTACGACGATGGAAGACGTTACGAAAGTAATAGGCGAGTTAAATACATATGCCGATAAGACGATTTATAACTTCGCGGAAATGACTCGTAATATCGGTACATTTACAGCAGCTGGTATCGGCTTGGAAGACTCTGCTGCTTCCATCAAAGGTATTGCAAACTTAGCAGCTGCATCCGGTTCAACATCTCAGCAAGCATCTACCGCAATGTATCAGCTTTCTCAGGCTATGGCAGCAGGAAGTGTTAAGTTAATGGACTGGAACTCTGTAGTTAATGCAGGAATGGGCGGCGAAAAGTTCCAGGAGGCATTAAAAGCTACAGCTAGAGAATACGGTGTGGCCGTAGATGAGATCATCGAGCGAAATGGTTCGTTCAGAGAATCACTTTCTGAAGGTTGGATTTCTACCGACATTCTTAACCAAACTTTACGTAAGTTCACAGTTGAAGGCGCTAAAGAATACGCCGACAGTATGGTTAAGTCCGGCAAGTATACACGGGAACAAGCTGACGCTCTTATCAAAGAAGCTCAGGCGATGGAAGATGCTGCCACGAAGGTTAAGACATTTACGCAGTTGATGGATACATTGAAAGAATCAGCTCAGTCCGGTTGGTCTCAGACATGGGAAATTTTAATAGGCGACTTTGAAGAAGCAAAAGAGACACTTACGAAAGTGTCAGATACTCTTGGCGGAATAATCAATGCGTCTGCCGAATCTCGTAACGAATTACTTTCCGACTGGAAGATACTCGGTGGTAGAAATGATCTTCTCGACTCGTTCGTAAACATTTTCGAAGCTATTAAAACGATC